AATGCGCAACGGCTTTGTAGGTTCTATCGCAGGCATTGACGTCTATCAGTCAGCCAACATCGCAGTTGATGGCTCAGATGACGCTAAGTCATGCTGTTTCACCAGTGAAGCGATGGCTATCGCCATGAAGCGTGACTTCAACCTCGAGACAGAGCGTAATGCTTCTCTTCGTGCCTTTGAGCTTAACGCAACTGCCGTTTACGGTGTTGCAGAGCTTGACGACACTTACGGTGTTGAGTTGTTGTTTGACGCGGCACTCTAAGATGTACACGCCCCTTCGGGGGCGTTTTACTCTGAGGATTATATGGCAGTCAATTATCGCGGTGAACGGTTCGAGGATTACAACGTGGCAAAGCGTACGCCACGACACGCCTCTAGCTCGCACGCGGTTCTGGCTCGCTACAAAGGTGTTATCAAGCTACTACGGTTTGGCGCTCAAGGCGCGAAGACTTATCCACCTAAAGATGGTGAGTCAGCACGCGACAAGGCCATGCGAGCCGCTTGGTACGCACGACACGGGGATACCCTAAAGAACGCAACGCCCTTAGATAAAATCTATTGGGCCGCGAAAGTGAAGTGGTGACGACATGGCATTTAGTAACGACGACGACTTAGAGGCGATCATCCCTGACCTTTTTGACTTAGGGATTCCCGCATTCACTGCTGAACACGCAAAGGCGCAGGCCGACGTGGAGCGTGAGATTCGCAATCAGTGGTGGCACCGAAAAGGTATCGCTGGTGAGATGAACCCTAGCTATCTGACGGACTCGCAGTGGACTCGTTCGGCTTCTTACCTTGTGCTGTGGAAGTATGCATTGCCTCAGCTAACCAACTGGGTGGACGATGACCGATTTTTAGCCATGATCGACTTCTACAAAGCGCGTTACGGCGAAGAGATTGACGCAGTATTTCAGGACGGTGTTGAGTACGACGCTGACAACGACGGTCAGGTTACGGACAAAGAGAAAGAGATTGTCCCGATCAACCGGTTAAACCGATGATTACGATTAGCATCGACACAAAGCCTCGTGACCTTCGCAAGATGGTCGATAAGCTAGGCCGGACGTTTACTAAGAACCACAAGCGAGCGATGCGTAGAGCGGCGGCAGAAGGCTTGAACCGCATACAGAAGCGCACTAGCCTCGGCCTTGATGTACATGAGCAACCGTTCCGCCCTTACTCGGAAGCGTACAAGGGGTTTCGTAAGAGCAAAGGCAGAGAGACAGATAAGGTTAAGCTGATATTTACGGGCAGAATGCGCAAGTCGATGCAGTCAGGTCTAAAAGGTCAAGACGGGTTTATCTTTTTCAACAGCAGAACAGAGTCCAAGAAGGCGGCAATGAACAATAAGCGTCGCCAGTTCTTTGGCTTAAACCGTAGCGACACTCGTGCTATCCGTGATGTGTACTTTAAGGGGCTGAAGATATGAGCGTTAGAGAAAACATCGCCGCTAATATTGTCACGGCACTGCAAGCCATCTCGACCCCTAACGTCAAGAAAGTGACACGCGAGCCGTTCGATTTTGACAAGCTATCGAACGCGCAATATCCAGCGATATTAGTGCGCACAGCAAACGAGACGCGTGAAGACGCTAGCATCGGCGGCAGTATGTCCAGCAGGCAGGCGACCATCGATTACGAATTGATTTGCTTTGTTAAGCACAAGAACATCGACACAGCCCGCAATCAGATTGCAGAGGCTATCGACGAAAAGCTCGACGAGGATAGGACGCGTGGCGGTCACGCTATTGATACGCAAGTTATAAGCGTTGAGGTGGATGATGGTACAATAGACCCTGTAGGCGGCGTCATTGTCACCGTTCAAATTCTTTATACATACACACGCGGTGACGCGTAAGGGAGAAAACTAATGGCTACACATAAAGGCTCAACTGGGTCAGTTAAGGTTGCAGTATCAGGTGGAACAGAAGCAGTTGTCGGCGAAGTACGCTCGTACAGCATCGACGAAGTGGCAGACACTATTGAGGACACCGTAATGGGTGACTCAGTTAAGTCTTACCTGTCTAGCCTCAAGGACGCGACTTTAACTATCGACGCACTTTGGGATGACGCAGACGCACAGCAGTTAGTGCTGGATTCTGGTGCCGCTATTGATTGGGAAATCCACCCAACTGGAACAGGCTCCGGTGAGAAGTATTACGCTGGCGCTGGCATTGTGACCGCAAAGACTATCTCTGCGTCTTATGACGGGTTGGTCGAGGCGTCATTCTCTGTGCAGGTATCGGGCGCGATTACTGAGTCGGCTAACTAATGGGTCTGGCTAAAGAGTTACGAGCGCGACGCAAGCAGTCACGCCGTAAGATCGAGGTCATTGAGTGGGCTGATGATGACGGGGCGTTTGTCCTGTATTGTCGCCCACTGACCTGTTATGACCTAAACGAGCTACAGAAGCGTCACCCGCAAGTAATGCAGAACCCTAGCATTGCGGCGATGGTTGATCTGATTGTAATGAAGGCTGAGAGTAAGGACGGCGACAAGCTGTTTACCTCTGCTGAAGACAAGATCGACTTGATGGGTGAAGAGACGACGGTGGTGTCTGGTATTGCTAACGAGATGTTTAGCACTATCGACCCATTTGAGGACGTCGAAAAAAACTGAAGGCCGATCAGTCTCGGATGAATCTCATCGCCCTGGCTGATCGGTTACATAAGACTATCGAAGAAGTCGAGCAGATTACAGTCAATGAGTTTCAAGAGTGGCTTGCTTACTTCAAGATAACAAGCGAGTCTAAAGATGGCGACTGAATCCGTAAGCATCATCATCAAGGCGTTTGACCAAACGCAGAAAGCCTTGCGCGGAATCAAGCGCGCGTTCGCTGGCCTATCTAAAATCTTCTTTAACTTTAAAACCGCCTTAGTTTCCGCAGTCGGTGCAGGCGGTATGGGCTTGTTGATTGCTAACTCACTCAAGGCCACAGATGCCCTAGCTAAAACAGCGAGTAAGATAGGCACGACAACCGAATCGCTTAGTGCCTTGCAGTACGCAGGGCAACTAACAGGCGTCGAAGTCAACACGATGAACATGGCGCTTCAACGATTTACCCGTAGAACGGCAGAAGCCGCAGTCGGAACAGGTGAGGCGAAAGGCGCATTACGTGAGCTTCGTGTCGATGCTCGGAAACTTACTCGACTGCCCCTAGATGAACAAATGCTTACCTTGGCAGACGCTTTTGAGGATGCTAAAAACAGGGGCGTAAACCCGCTTAAAATAGCGTTTAAGCTATTTGACTCTGAAGGTGCCGCACTCGTAAACACCCTCGCATTAGGACGGGATGGCCTGACTGAGCTGTTAGGCGAGGCTCGGGCGCTTGGTGTTGTGATGTCATCTAGCGCCGCCAAAGGTGTTGAAGACGCAAACGACTCACTGTTCCGTATGCAATCTTTGTTTGGTGGAATAGTTAAGCAAGCTGTTGCAGGTTTGGCCCCAGCACTTGCCGCGCTATCTGACTTGCTAACAACCAAAGTTCAGGCTGGTATTGCTGATGCTAACGGTAGCGTGAAAGAGTTTGGCGAAGAGTTAGCCGGAGACTTTGTACAAGGATTAGCTGACGCGATAAAAGGCATACAAGATGTACTAAATGCTTTTGTAAGCATGGGTAATTTTGTCATTAATTTTAGGCGTCAAATAAACGACGCGTTTTCTTCTATTGAAACAAAAAGCCTACAAGGCTTAGAGGAGGATTTGGCCGCAGTAGAAAAGCGGTTGGCTGATTATGCCAAAAACGCAGGGCCATTCAGCGACACTAACGACGCAGTTGTTCAAAATCAAGAGCGGTTGAGGGATAGCATAAAAGCACAAATCGCCGCAATTGAAGAGCTAGGAGAAGAGTCAGATCGGACTTTCACAGGGTTCACTAAGTTTGATTTTTCGGCAATTATTGCAGGCCTTCTCAAAGTAGGGGAAGCGATTGGAACCACTACAGAAGGCATCGATAATTTAGGCGATGATGTAAACGAAAAACTGCCAAGCGCGTTTGAAACCTTTATGGCGAACTTGCAAAACACTAGGGAGATGGCGGGTGATCTAACGCCAGAGCTAGAGAAGCTAGGCGATCAGGCAATCACAGGACTAGGTGACTCATTCACATCAGCGATCACAGGCGCTAAAAAATTCAGCGATGCGATTCGCAATATGGCTAAGAGCGTTGTCGATAGCCTTATCAAGATGCTTGTTCAAAAGTACCTTGTCGATGCGGCATTCGGTGCGATTACTGGAGCAATAAGCAACGCGCGCGCAGACGCTGATTTCCTTGGTATTGAAGCCAGCAACTTCAGAGCGCGTGGCGGTCCTGTGACTGGTGGTCAGCCTTACGTTGTAGGAGAAAAAGGACCAGAGTTGATGATTCCGTCGGGTAACGGCTCAATCGTCCCCAATAACAAATTAGGTGGCGGCGGTGTCACTGTAGTGCAGAACATCAACGTGACCACAGGCGTACAGCAAACCGTACGTGCAGAGATAGCAAACCTACTTCCTCAGATCAGTAACGCGGCCAAGTCTGCTGTCGCTGATGCTAGAATGAGAGGCGGTGGCTTCAGTAAAGCAATGGTAGGTGCATAATGGCGGCTTTTCCAAATGTAGGCTTTACCTCGATGACGATGCGTCTCAGGTCGGCAACGGCTGTAAGTCAGTCACCGTTTACCTATGACCAGCAGACTTATCAGCATCAGGGTGTCCGATGGGAAGCAGAGGTGCAACTGCCACCACTGAAGCGATCAGATGCAAAGCAGGTAGAGGCGTTCTTTGCCGCTCTAAGGGGTCAGGCAAACACCTTTACGATGGGCAACCCTATACACAATACAACCGCCACAGGCGCAATTACGAGCGGTGCGGCAGGTGCTACAACTGTCACCGGCTCTACTTCGGGCGTGGTCGCAGGTGATTACTTTGAAACAGGCAGTGCGTTATACATCGTGACCGGCATTTCTGGAAGCTCGATCAATATAATGCCACCACTTCGGTCAGCTATTAGCTCATCGACCCCTATGGACTTCACACTGCCGAAAGGCACATGGCGGCTTGCCTCAAATGACATCGGATGGAGCATCAACGAGGCTAGTTTGTACGGTTTCACTTTTGCTTGTGTTGAGGCTATATGAGCAGGTCATTAACGTCAGCGATGCAGTCGGCAGTTACCGCCGATTTAGTACGTCCCATTATTCTAGTGCAGTGTGCCTTCGACTCCGGCAATCTGAATCTATGGAACGGCGTGGGCAATCTTACGGTTAGCAGTGTCGATTATGTTGGCGCTGGTACATTGCTCGCCATTGGTGAAATATCAGAGACATCAGAGCTACAAGCAAACGGCATCACAGTCACCCTGTCAGGAATCACTGACCCTTTATTAGCGAAGGCGCGTGACGAGGACTACCAAGGCCGTGAGCTAAAAGTATTGCTTGGCGCTATGGATGCCAGCAACGGCGTCATAAGCACCCCTGTGAACGTGTTTAGTGGCTTCATGGACACGATGGTAATTAACGACTCATCGGAAACCGCCACAATACAGATAGCGGTCGAGAATCGTTTGATTGGGTTTGAGCGAACGCGTGTCAGAAGGTACACATCAGAGGATCAATTAATCGACTTCCCTAATGACAAGGGCTTGGAGTTTGTTGCTGACATGGCTGAGAAAGAGATTGTATGGGGTCGTAGTGGCGTAGTTAGTGGCGGCGGTGGCGGCGGTCCTAATCAAGACCCAGATGCACCGGCAAACCCGCCACAGCTTCCGTAATAACTAAGGGACTAGTCATGGAATTTGCGATTGAAAACCTAGCAAAAGTCAGGCGAGAAATAGAGCCGTTGCTCGAGCAACACTGGCAAGAAATAGCTTTGAACAAAGACATCATCAAGATGAATCCCGACTGGGAAGGCTATGCACGACTTGATAACGTCAACGCGCTTAGGATCTACACAGCCAGAAAAGACGACGTGATGATGGGCTACTTTGTCGTTATTGTCAGCAAGTCACTGCACTACCGTGACCACTTGTTCGCTAACAACGACGTAATCTTTCTGACCAAGCCAGCACGCAAAGGCTTGACCGGCGTAAAGCTGATTAAGTTTGCCATTGAGTCACTAGCGGCTGAAGGAATCACAAAGCTACACATCAACACCAAAGCGCATCAGCCCTTCGACGCAATCCTTGAGCGATTGAACTTTGAAGAAATTGAGCGCGTCTACTCTCTAGTTCTGAGGTAAACAAATGGCTATTGCGGCAGTTGCAGGATTAGCGGCAGGTGTTGGCGCGGCGGCGGCGGCTGGAGGATTAGCGGCCCTAACCTTTTTTAGTTTAAGTGGCTTTGCCGCTTTTGCAGGCTACTTTGCTGTGGGCGCTGGCTTGTCGATGGTGTCACGTGCGCTTGCACCTAAGCCCAACCTTGGCGCACAGATGCGGGGTATCACACAGACAACTCGCGAACCTGCTGGGTCGCGTAAAGTTGTTTACGGAAAGATGCGCGTCGGCGGTCAAGTTGTATTTATATCCAACTCAGGCGATGACAACAAATACCTTCACATGGCGATTGCTTTTGCCAGCCATGAAATAGAAAGCTACGAAGAAATTTGGTTTAACGACAAGAAGGTGTGGACGCTTAGTGGCGGGTTCCAGAGTGATTGGGGTACATACGTCACTATTGATCGCAAGTTTGGCACTGACGCGCAGGCCGCATCGACTAACCTTGTAAACGCAAATGTGCTTTGGACTACAAACCACAAGCTGTCGGGCATTGCTTACATTGCGTTTAGGCTTGAGTGGGACACAGACAAGTTTCCGCAGGGCGTGCCTAACATTACCGCCGTTCTGAAAGGCAAGAAAGTATACGACCCTCGCACTGCTAGTACAGGCTGGAGCCAAAACCCTGCGCTATGTTTGCGTGACTATATGCTCGACGACAAGTACGGGCTTGGCGAAGTCACAGCCAATATAGACAGCACAGCAATAAACGCCGCCGCTAACCTTTGCGAAGAGCAAGTTACGCTTGATGCCGGTGGCACCCAAAACCGCTATCAGTGCAATGGGGTCATCGAGACAGGCAATCAAATCAGGGCCAACATTGAACAACTATTGGCTTCAATGGGTGGGATGTTGACTTACTCAGGCGGCAAGTATTTCATTGATGGCGCTGAGTACAAGGCACCAGCACTGACGTTTACAGAAGCTGACGTTATCAGTGACATCCAGACTCAGACCAAACAGTCGCGCAGAGGCGTCTACAACGGCGTTAAAGGCATTTTTGTTTCTGAGGAGAAGAACTACAAGGTATTAGATTATCCGCCTCAGATCAGCTCTACGTACGCCACAGAGGATGGCGATCCAATCTACTTGGATATGGCCCTGCCGTTTGTCACTAACAACACGCAGGCGCAGAGACTAGCAAAGATTGCATTACTGAAGTCACGTCAGCAAGTCGTCATCAACATGACGGTAAACCTCAAGGGCTTGCAGGTTAAGATCGGCGACACGATCAATGTGACGAATGACCGGCTAAGTTACAGCTCCAAGGTTTTTCAAGTCATCGACTATTCACTAGCCATTGCAGATGGTGGCGCACTGGCCGTAAACCTAGCCTGTATTGAGACAGCCTCAGCCATATATGATTGGGCCACGAGCGACGAAGAGGACTTTTTAAGCGGTGGAGAGTTAGACCTGTATGACGGGCGAACCGTTGCCAACGTCACTAACCTAGCTTTAACAGAAGTAGGATTCAAAGGGCCAGACGGCAATGTAATCAGCGCCGTTGATCTGACATGGACGGCAGTTACAGATGCCTTTGTTGAGCTTTATAAGGTCCGCTACAACAAGACAGGCACGACAAACTACTTTTACGCCTCATCTCGTGAGCCTCGGGTTTACTTGTCTGGCCTAGATATAACCTCTAATTATGATTTCCGCGTACAAGCTGAAAACTTAATAGGCGTGAGCAGTACGGGGACAACCCTTAGCAACCAAGCTCTAAACGGCGACACGACCGCACCAAGCGTACCAACGTCAGGCAGTGCTACCGGCGGCATACAAACGATCACCGCAGAGTGGACTAACCCTAGCGACATTGATTTCAAGCACACAGAGGTGTTTGTAAATACATCTAACAGCATTCCTAGCAGTCCGACGGCTGTAGTGGATGGCGAAGAATACATCGTTAGCGGATTGTCGGGGGCGGTTACGCGTTACTTCTGGCTCAAATCGGTAGACTTTTCCGGTAACAAGTCAGCGGCAACTGCTAGCTTCAACGCAACTTCTGTCGTGGCTGGTTCTTCTGACATTGCTGATGATGCTGTCGGCTCAAATCAAATTGCAAACGACGCTGTCGGCTCAGATCAAATCGCAGATGACGCCGTTGGCTCAGATCAAATAGCTACCGGCGCAGTAGACATTACCGCATTTGCCTCGGGCATAGAGCCTGTGCAAGTTGTTTCTACGCTTCCTGCAAGTGCCGCTCAGGGCGACATGGCTTTTCTGACCACGGACAGCAACCTCTATCGCTACAACGGTAGTGCATGGACTAAAGCAATTACCTTAACTGAGGTCAGTGATTCCGGTGCGTTAGCCGCGCTTTCTAATATTGACCTGAGCTATGTAACTGACTCGGGCAACTTAGCCGCACTTAATACTGTCGGCTCATCGCAAATAGATAATGACGCGATCACAAACGCCAAAATTGCTGTCGATGCCATACAAGGTGACGTTATAGCGGCGGGCGCAATAACAACTACAACAATCGCAGATGACGCCATCAGCACAGCAAAGATTGCGGCTAACGCAATAACCGCAGGGGAGATAGCGGCGGGTGCTGTCACAGCCACACAAATAGCGGCAGGGACAATAACAGCGTCAGAATTAGCGGCCAATTCAGTAACTGCAAATGCAATTGCGGCAGGTTCTGTGGCGGCTGATGAGATAGCGGCTGGAGCTATCACTACAGCTAAGATCACGGCAGGTGCCGTAACAGCAAATGAAATAGCGGCCAACACTGTTACAGCGGCGCAGATTGCTTCTGACACAATAACTGCCAACCAAATAGCATCCAGTACCATAACAGCCAATGAGTTAGCGGCAGGAACAATTACCGCAAATGAAATCGCGTCTAACACCATAACGGCAGGGCAGATAGCCGCCGGTGCGATCAACACTGATGAGCTTGCCGCGAACTCGGTTAACGCTGATAAGATACAAGTCAACAGCATCACGGCTAATAAAATATCGGGTGATATATCTGAGGTGTTTTCTTTTGGCCTGTACAACGCAACATCTACCACCTTGTCATCGTCGTTTGTTACGTTTGGTGAATTTACAACGCCAGCACCTGACGCAGACATAAATAAATACGCAACGCTCCACGCACACTTTGGTGTAACGGCGCAGTCCCCAAACAGCGCGTTTACGGTTGAAGTCGATATTGAGCGCAAAAGTAAAGGTGTTGCGACTGGCGTTTCTATTGGCTCGGTAGTAGCGAGTGGATCTTTTGCTCAGGGCGCAAGGTATTTAGAAATTGCGGGCAATCTTCTTACGACTATAGATTTGTTCGGTGGCATATCAACAACACAAACCTCTGCTACTTCTGTCTACAATGTAGTCTCAATTGAATACCAGCCGACAACAGACAGGACGAAAATTATTTACGCAAGCAGTGACACAATTAGTGTCGGCGTGACTGTTTACTACAACCAAGACAAATGGACATCTAGCGGTGATTGGATAACCTACGCCGCAGTTGCCCCACGCTACGGAATTATTGGGGTAACAACGCTGACGCATCACACAATTTTCCAACCTCTAGCGAGAAGCAATGCAGAAGAAACCTATCGGGTCAGAGCAAAAACCCACGGATTTTCTGGAACTTCAGTGACTATGGCTGTCGGTATTGCCGGTCAAATTCAATTACTAACATAGGTCAAACATGAGCATTACATTGGGCTATACACGGCAAAGCGACAACGAACAAATCATTATTGGATCGTATGAAAATATTGAAGCGGCACAGGTTGCTAAACAAACGCAAACGATAACAGATGTTTCAGAGTATTGGCTTACGTCATTTATAGACACAGAAACAAACGAGCCAAGTATCTTTGCGTACATCGATGTATGAGATAATAGGGTTTTAGGAGGACCATCATGGCAATCAATTTGGTGCAGGGTGACACTGGCCCGCAGGTCAAGGTAACGCTTACGCGTAGCGACACAGGCGCTGTTCAAGACTTAACAGGCGCGACAGTAGTCATGCGGTTTAGAAAGAAGCGTGCGACCGCAGTGCTATTCACTCTCACAAATCAAAGCGGCGACAGTGATAAGTCCGCTGGCATCGCATTGTTTGCTTTCTCAGCAGGTCAGCTAGACCTTGATGAGGGATACTACGAGGGCGAAGTAGAAGTTGTATCGAGTGCTAGTGTGCGAGAAACAGTCTTTGAGATTGTGGACTTCTACCTGCGAGCAGACTTTGGGTGAGCGTCAGACGCTTCTTATCGGGGTCGTTTAGCGCCGCCCGTCTACTAGCTAACACAGTGGGCAAGTCGCTGAGTGCGGCTGTGTCTTCTTCTAGCTTAAAGGCCACGCAGTCTGTCAGCTATTTACAGGCAACGGCTACGGCCATTGCTCTACAAGCTAAAATCGAAGCGGCCTTCTTTGTTCAGTTCTTTCTATTGTCTGACAGTGGCAGTGCATCTGATGAGCAAGCCCTTGAGGTAACAAAGCCACAGACTGATGCGGCAGGCACAACAGACAGTCACGTCTTTACTTACACGAAGGTAGCGGGTGCTACAGAAGGGCAGACCTACTGCGACATTACCTACTTTGAAGAGGACTACATACAAGGTCCGCAAGTCGATCAAATAACCCTGACCGACGTCTTTAGCCTGCTCATCACTTACGGCAGGAACTTGACCGAAGACCCTGCACTCACAGACGCCTATGTGTACACCATAACCAAGCCGTTTACAGAAGCGATGAGCGGCACAGACCTTAGCGTCTTATTGCTGACTAAGCCGTTTGCAGACAGCTTCGGTGCAACTGATAGCGACACCCTGTCGTTTACTAAGGGTGTGACGGAGACGCCTGCACTTACTGACGCGCGAATCTTCGACTTTACGAAGGTGATTAGCGAACAGCTATTCTCAACTGATGACCTTGACGGCGAGGCAAGCGCAGAGGACGACCAAGAAATACAGTTCGTCAAAACGCGCTCTGACTCCTCTGCCCTGACTGACAACTTCAGCAAGACCGTTACGTTTTCCCGTACGTTTACCGAAGCGCCTGCGGCTAATGAAGATCACTCGTTTGAGGTCACTAAACCACTGACCGAAGCACCGACAGCATCGGATAGTTTCAATAAGGTGGTCACGTTTAGCAGGTCATTTACTGAGGCAAGTTCAGCATCAGATTCTGACACGCTGAACACGGGCAAGAACTTGAGCGACAATGGCGGTATAATTGACTCTCAAGTTGTACAGTTTACTAAAGCCAGCAGTGACTCTGGGGTTGCGGCTGACTCTGGTAGTTTACGCAGTCAAGGGTACTGCGATTTCACTTACTTTGCCGAAGACTATGTCGGCGCATCGAGGACATTTACATGATGAACGATGGATTGAAACTACGAGGCGATGTCGCACTAGTTCTTCGGGACAAGAACGGCAACGTAAAAGAAGAGCGCAAGATTAACAACCTGATCGTTAACACCGGTCTGAACTTTATCTGCGACCGCATGAAGAACGACGAGACTGCGATGAGTCACATGGCGCTGGGTTCTGGCTCTACTGCGGCGGCGGCTGGTGATACCACTCTCGGCTCACAGCTTGGCTCACGCGAAGCATTGGACTCTGACACGGTATCAAGCAACACGATTACGTACACGTCTAGCTTTGAAGCTGGTGACGCAACCGGTGCGGTTACTGAGGCCGGTATCTTTAATGCGGCATCTGGCGGCACCATGCTTTGCAGAACTGTATTTGCGGTCGTCAATAAATCTGCCGATGACAGCTTGTCCGTCACTTGGACAATCACTCTGACAGCATCCTAATTAGAAAGAGGTAAACCATGACTACGATTACAACACGCTCGGGGAAGGGTTCGCCTCTCACTAATGACGAGGTGGATGCTAACTTCACCAACCTAAACACTGACAAGGCTGAACTGTCGGGGGCATCGTTCACTGGCAACGTGTCCTTTGGCGACAACGACAAGGCCATCTTCGGTGCTGGCTCTGACCTACAGATTTTCCATGATGGAAGCCATAGTCGCATCGATGATACAGGTACAGGCAAACTTATTTTACGTGGTAACGATGCCGTAGAAATACACAAGTACACTGGCGAATACATGATTACGGCTGTTGCTGATGGAGCTGTAAGTCTTTATCACAATGATTTATTAAAACTAGCCACCAGCTCCACAGGCATCGACGTTACTGGTTCAGTAGTTGCTGACAGTTATGATATCGGTGCTTTAGGTACTTTAGGTAGCGTAGCGACAGATAGGTTGTTTATTGCTACTGCTGACGGTCTTGGACTGCAGTTTGATTTTGATAACAGTAGAATCGTACCAGTAGGCGCAGATGGCTCAACATACAACAACAACGTTAGTTTAGGCGCATCTGGCTTAGAGTTTAAAAACTTATTTTTGTCTGGTAACGCTACCTTCGGCGACAACGACAAGGC